ATCAATCCACATATATTGGCGCGTGCGACTTACACTGTGATAACCAGTGCGCAAATTAAAAACTGATGGATTACGTTTAGCTGTTTCAAATGTTCCTACTGTAAGGCATATGCCTGCTAGTATGGCGACATGCGCAATTGCGCTAATTCCAAATACTGTCCAGCTACTAACAATAAATCCAAATATAATGCACCACATCCAAGCAAGGACCTGAAGTACCATATGTCTGGCGTTAAGATCTGGAATGTGACGCAGAGGATTAACATTGGCGTTCATTACAGAATTCCAAGTATTTACAATAGTTTCTCTCATTGAATATACTCCTTTTTCAAATATTAAATTAGTAGGATAATGTGCTTCTACATTATCTTTAAATTCTATGGCATCATATAAGCCATAGAATTTTTGAGTTATCTTATAATCTCTAAAGTATGCTGTTACTTTATACATTAAAAGAATCTTCCTATCAGTGCTACTATAACTTGATATAGACCCCATCCGAGACAGAATGCAAGCGTCGCAAAGAGAAACATCTCAATACTATCGGTATTATGCCACCACTCTATAATTTTTTTCACGATTTATTACCAATGTTATATTTAGGACAAAGTTCCCAATTAGATTTTTCTTTGTAAGGAATGATCTTAATCTGTCTAAGTGGTGCCAATGGATGTGTACTTTCTTTATTCACAATTGAAAGTAAACCCCAATCACTCATAAGAGTTGCAATTGTATTTCTGCGTGCAAGATCATTTTCTTCTAAGTTAGACTTTTTACCATCAAGTAAAAACAATTCCTTAAAATGCACAATAAAATATCTACCTTGTTTATGCAAGATATGACACGACTGATATAGCTTGTTGTCTTTTCTTGACGCTACACCGATGCGAGTTAGAGTTTCTTTAATTTTAAGGAAATCATCTGGCTCGTTTAGAGTTACTTCCAGCATATCGCCTGGAATCCACTCAATTAAATTATTTTCTTCCACCTTTGTAAACCTTCTTCTTCAATAAGTCTAATTGCTCTTTTGTGAGAAGGGACAAGGCTTGGCGAGCTTTTTCATTGCTGTAACCATAATAAGCTTTGACTACTTCCACATCACCGAAAGTTTCAGGTTTAATCCATTTGGAAAACCGTTTCTTCTTTCTAACTATATTTATAAAAAAGTCAAATTGTAAACGGTTATCTAGATGGTGGTTGATATTCATTTCGTTAGCCATAAGTACAGTGTCATTAAAGTAAGATAGACTACGATTAACCATAAAAGAGTTATATTGCTTTTCGGTGATGTCATCTACCATAATATCCTTTTTAGTAGTATTGATGGCGTTAATAAATTCAAACGGATTAAGCGAATTCGACATTAGCCATAATCTCCGTCATACATGCAACCACATTTAGTTCATGATCTGCAACAAATGCATTCTTATATTGATAGTCAGCAAGGATAAGAACAAGTTGAGGAATTGATTGTGGTTGAACCTTATCTGACATATCATCATATACAGCTCTAAAAATTGCTGAAGCATCGGTATCAATATTATTGACAACCCATGAACGCATCTTCTTAAACTCTTTGTCCTTTAGATACTTAAATAAATCAGAATAATTGCTGCTACGATTATTGTTAACCACATTAGCATCGATTTTACCAGTGACAGAAAACCTTTGAAGCTCATTAAGTACTCTTCTCCAATCAGGCGCATATTTCATTATGAGATCGGCAAGGGCGTGACTATCAAAAGATACTTCTTCTTTGTATAGAATACTAGCGGCGTGGTCCATGAACTCACCACATAGTTGTACCATATCTTTTTTAGTTGTATTGAACTCATAAACACCACAACGAGAATGAAGTGGTTCAATAATACGATTCTTAAAATTACAAGTTAAAATAAACCGGCAATTGTTTGCAAACTCTTCGATAAAACCGCGAAGAGCTGGCTGTGTTGATTGAGGGTTTAGATAATCGGCTTCGTCAAGTATAACTACTTTGACTCCACCTTGCAGGGAAACAGAAGAAGCAAACTGTTTAATCTTACCACGAAGGGTGTCAATATTGCCTTCTTCAGAACCATTAATTACAATGTAATCAAGGTCTAGTTCATTACACAGAGCTTTAGCTACTGTGGTTTTCCCGAGACCAGCCGTACCGGTGAAAAGCATATTAGGCAATTCACCGGTATCAACTAGACTCTGGAATGTTTGCTTAAGGCCATCCGGTAGGATAGTTTCAGCAACTGTACGAGGACGATACTTCTCGACCCAGAGAAAATCATTCATTTACAAACTCCATAACAAAAAATAATTATATCACGTATTCACGAGTTTGTAAACCTATTCTGTAGCCGCATCCTCATCCATCGAGACTTCAACATTAACTTCTTCGTCATCAACTTCCATCGCATTATCTTGAGTCATTTGCTCACAAAGCTGGATGACTTGAATACATTGGTCGCGAAGTTGACCGATAGTCGAAAGCTCTTCACCTTTAAAGCCACCACGTTGTGTGACAGCATCAATAACTGCAACCATTGAACGGCCGCTACGATTTGCAAGTTCTTGCAATTGTTCTACATTTTCAGACATATTTAAACTCCAAATTTAGACGTCTTTTCAAGTGCAATCCAGTATGTGACATCGATGTCTTTGTTTTTGAATTGCGTGATTAGTTTGGAAGAAATCTCAACATCATAATCGCCAGGCAGGATCTTAAGATTTCCAATATTTAGGATAAAGTTAAAAACAGCATCCTCCTTAAAGTCACCATCAATATCGATTGAATACGAGTTTGAGGTGTAGTTCTGGCTATCAACCACAGAAAGACTTAAAATACCATCTTTGCCAGAAATAGATAGTTCACTATGACCAAGAGTAGATGCTGCTCGCTTAAGCTTATTTAATGTATCATTATCAAGCACAAACTTTAGATCTGCTTCAGGCATAGTAATGTCTTTTTGTGGGGTTGTCAAAGTATCTTCAGAAGAGAAGAAGTATTTGACTTTTGATCTACCAGTTGAATCACCGACAGTAACATGCTCATCATCAAATTTTAGACGAGGAGTATCTACCAATGATAATACACCGATAAATTCATTGAGATCGTAGATCCCAAATTTCTTTGTAAATTCTTCAGTAATATTAGCTCGAGCTAATACATTTCTAGCTTCACTAATTGTCTTCAAGCTTTGCCCTTGGTTAATAAGAATATTCTGATTAATGCCAGAAAAATTCTTAAGGACTTGAAGAGTACCGTCACTTAATTCCATAATATAACTCCATGTTTCATTATTAGTATATTATAATACAGTTCCATAGGAATGTACACAGTTTTATTTGATTTTACTAAAGTTTTTCTCTTTAATAAATTCAATCTTAGAATTAAATTTTCCATCTAAGATTTCACCTTTGTGTGAGATAACAAATATATTGGTATCACTACCTAAAGTATTTAAGATCTTTAACAGATTTTCAACTCCATCATGATCTAAAGAAGAATCGAATGTTTCATCAAGAAGCAATAGATTAGTTGCTACTGAATTTTTCATTTTAGCAATTTGTCTCCACGTAAACAGAAGAGCCAAATCAATTCTTTGCTTTTCTCCTTCAGAAAATGAATCATACGTAAACTCATCACGATGACGAGATCTGATTGTTTCTTGAAAGCTTTCGTCTAAATCAAAGTGTACAAAGAAGTCAAGAACTTGTAAATATTGATTAACGAGTTTATTTATCACAGGCAAATATTGTTTAATAATTTTTGTCTTAATGCCAGTGTCTTTTAACATTTCAGTTATAACACTATTATAAGAATATTGATCAGAAAGTTTAAGCTTTTCTTCTAGTAAATTATCCTTTTCAGTTACCAGTATTTCTAATTCTTCTTTTGCTTTATCTAAATCGGCTACAGCAGATCCTGTATTTTCTTCATCTAATTTACGAATACGTTCCTGCAATCTAGTAATTTGCTGGTTATTTAGATGAATTGCAGATTGTTTTTCTCTTATATCATTTAGTGATTCATTAGCGTTTTCTAAATTAGTTTCAACAGAAATAGATTCCGCCTGAATTTTTTCCATAGCGGAAGTAAGTTCTTTTGCTTTAGTCTTAGCAGTAAAAAGCTTTTCTTCTCTTAGCTGCTCGCTAATAGATTGTGAACATGTCGGACAATTTTCATTGTCTTCATAAAATTTAGCATCTTTAACTACAGATGACATCTGCTGTTTAAATTGTGCAGAGTAATGTAATAAAGATTGTCTTTTATCGTGTAAAGAATTTATTTCTTTCTCGACTGGGCCTTGTGATTTTTCAATGGCGGAGGAGAGTTTTTGGTTTTCGGATTGTAGTTTTTCTGACTCTTCTTTACTTGATTGTATTTCATGTTTGTTTTTTGATATGTTTGCATTTGTTAACTCCTTAACATCTCTAATATATTTATTATGAGTTTCAATTGCATTTTTAGATAGGTCTAGCTTATATGTAATATCCTTAATTAGATCTTTAAGAATACCGTTCTTTTCTTTCAGTAATGTATTCATCTTTGAAAACACATTAATATCCAAAAGATCCTCGATCACGTCACGGCGGTGACCCGTGGGTAGTTGCATAAATGGTATGAAAGAGGAGGAACCTAATACAACAACCTGATGAAACGACTTATGATTAAGTTTCAAAATGTTTTGTTCGAGGATCTTTTGGTATTCTTTAGCATGAGAAGACTGATTGATCATCGTATCATTTTTCCAAATCTCAAAAAGATTTGGTTTTAATCCACGTACAATTTTAAAAGCAGATTTCCCAATACTAAATTCAACCTCAACAACGCATGCTTTTTGATTAATACTATTAAGCAACTGTGGCTTATTAATATTACGATGTGGCTTGCCAAACAGAGCGAATGAAATGGCATCCAACATAGTGGATTTACCAGCACCGTTTTGGCCTACAACTAAGGTAGACTTAGAGCTGTTGAGATCAATTTCTGTAAACGTATTACCAGTTGACAGAAAATTTTTATAACGAATTTTTTTAAATTGAATCATGCAATTTCCAGAGCTTGAGCCTCTGTCATAAGTTCACGCATTTGGACTTTAATTCTATCTTTATCCAAATCAGTATCTACACTTTCAATATAGTCATCAACTAATTGACTGGTATCATCAAAAGCTAGTCCTTCATCTTCTACGTTTTCGCCTATAAACTCATTAAAGTTTTCGGCAATTTTTAATTCATGAATATCTCTATTCTGAATTCTATCAATAAAACGATCAAATAAGAAGGTATCAGATTTATTTACAACTATGACTTTGACAAATTTTTTATCTAAATTACTAACATCATAGTTATTATAATCTATTTGCTCGTCATTGTACACAATTTTTTCAAATAAAGTGTAAGGATTATGTATTTTTTGTACTTCGCGTGTTTCGGTATCTACGATATGAAAATACTTTTTATCTCCAGCATCTGACCAGAAAAATTCCATTTGACTGCCAAGATACCAAATATTGTCTTT